AACTCAATACAAAGTTTGTCGCCATATTTAGGCGCTAACCATCTGTTTAATTCGTCTTTAATTTTTATAAGTTCCGGAATAACTGCGTTTTGATACAATGCCTTTTTAGCCTCTTTCATATTGTTGTAAGAGGATGATTCAGTATTGTTTAGTAATTGTACCGGTACATTGTAGATGTTACATAAATCTTTTATTGAGGCGTTGTATTGTGCTATCAAAGAAACATCAGAGGCATTTAATCCAAAATTAACCCAACTCATTTTGTTTGGAGTTATGATAATATCTCCGGCATTGTCCGAGCCTTGGTGCTGACGTCTGAATTTATCTTTTAACTGTTGCGCTTGTACCTCGTTAATATCGCCCATCTCAGAAGTTAGTAAACCTCTTGCAGTTTGGTTTTGTAAATATTTTACTCCCGTTTGTACCGCCTCATTGTTTGTTGTTAAAGAACGCAAACCCGCTCTTAATGGCGATTGTCCGTACATATGCGATCCAGTACCATCATAGTAAGGATTGAAGTCTTTAATGTGGCATATTTCAGACGCATCAATGTATTTTGTTCCGTTGTATTCTAATTTATATTTAGATACTGGCTCCATTATACCATTAGATATAATCTCCATCACTTGCGACGGCATAACATACAACTCTGTAAATTTGCCAACATTTGCTCCCGTATCAGGGCCAATTCCATAAATATATCTGTTCCCGGTTAATTTACCAAAAGCAATTAATTCAGTTAGCCAAGCGTTGTAAGATTGTGCCGGATTTGGTCGCTCTAATATTTTATGTAATTCAGTATCTTGTAATTCAACCAATGCGTTTTTTTGCAATAATGACGCCTTTTGAATAGACGCTGCATCCATCATTCCTGAAGTTAAAGCCTTATATCTTTTATAATCGTTTTCGTTTGTCTTTTCATAAACTTGAAACGGAATTGTTGTTGCCGCCTTTGTGATTAAATTAATCAAAGAATATATTGTTGCGTTTTTCTGATACCCTTGCGTAATATAAGAATCATCGTTCTCAGTATTCCAAAGAACAGAATTACCTAGCCAGTTATAAATGGCTCTGTTATATTGCTCGTTTGTGTTTTGATTTTTTTTTGAAAAATTGAATCGGTCAAGGAATGAGGCCATATTTTAAAGTAATATAAAATTTTCGTAAAAATACAAAATTTAAAATTGTTTTTAAACTACAAAAAAGTTGTTAATTAAATTCCTTTCAATAGCGTAGGAAGTTACGTCAATGTGTTCATCGTGTTTAGCGTTTGGAAACGTGCTTACTTGTTGTAAAAACGCATCATTCCAATTATCTTTTACAATAAAAACTCTACCGCCTTCAATAAATGGCGAGGATGCTCTCGCTCGTTCGATTTTAGAGTATCTAACAAAGTTTGTTTTTATTTCTGATACATTGTATCTAGTTTCACGCCTTAAAAGCTGCACAAGAGATTTTCCGGATGCTTTAGGCTCGACTAATATTTGTGATATTGGAACGCCACAAGATTGCACAAAAGAAGTAACAAAGTTTTTTAGTTCAGGCATTTCCAAGTACTTATCAATGCTTTTAAATATGTAAAGATTGTCGCCACTTTTACCGCTTATTTGTATTCCCGTTGGGTCGTTTCTTGTGTCTTTAGTATAAGCGCCATCAATGTACATTTCAAAAGATATATCGCTAGGTAACTCGGATCTGTGTATAATATTAAACCAATCTTTTCTCCATTCTCCACCCTCAGGAGGCGAAGGGATTTGTAAATACTGACCACTAAAAGTATATCTGTCCGCTTGGCGTATTGATTCAAGTTCCTCAAAAGAATGTTTCTCAGGCCATAACGCATTATTATCGTCATCCAATGCAGCCAACTTTAAATGATGCCATTGCTCCCCACTTCCGCCATCTAATAAATAACCGCTCAAATCCTCCTCGTGCAACCTTTGCATAATAACAATAATTGGAACATCCCTATCATTAACCCTTGAACGAATAGTTGTATTGTATCGATTGTTTATAAACGACCGCCTAACGTCAGACAATGCGTCATCAGGTTTTAATGGATCATCAATTATAATTGCTCCACCAGTACCGGCACCAAAACCAGTAATTGCACCTCCGGAGGATGTTGCATAAACTCCACCGCCCTCGGTTGTGTACCATTTCTTTTGTGATTGTGAATCCTTTTTAAGTTGTAGATTCCAAATTCTTTGGTAGGCGTCTGAATTAATATATTCTTTTGTCATTGAACTATTATCTAGCGCCAACGAATCGGAATAAGATAAATGAATAAACTTTGCCATAGGATTTTTAGCAAGTGTCCAGGCAATAAACATTTTAACTGCTATTTCAGTTTTTCCGTATCGTGGAGGAATATTAATTATAAGGCGCTTTATTTCGCCTTTATGAACTTTGTGTAATGTGTTGGCTAATGTTTTATGAAACTCTGCTGCCTCGAATTTATTTCCGGTATTCTCTTTGAAAATATAACGAGTAAAAAACAAAAGCGAATCTTCACATTTTTGTTTAATTATTTCGTTAATATTCATCGTTTAGAATGTCGTCAATCTTTTTTCTTGCTTCGTTTGATAATTTGCTTGTACTAACCTCTGCGGTCATCTCTACCTCTTTACGTTCTACATAACCACGCTTTTTGCCTTTGGTTTTTAAATAGAATATTGTTGCAGTTGTGTTTCCGTCTTTTATTTGTTGATGCAATTGTGATTCAGCAAAATCTAAAGTTAAGTTTTGTAGTTCATCAACAGAAGATTTAAAGTCTTGGTCATTGTTGTAATACTTATAGAATGTACTTCTATTACAATCAACTATTTTACACGCCGTTGTAACTACTCCTAGCGATTTTTCTAACGCTTCTAAAAGATTCCTTTTTAATATGTCGGTTTTTGTTGCCATATCGCAAAGTTAAAAAAATATAAATACATAAAAAAACCTCCCATTTCTAGGAGGTACAAACTTAAATTTTATGAAAAAGAATTTTAAACTTGGTCGTTCTTAATTCTATGCTAAATTATAATTTTTCTTTTAATTGTGCAAATTTATTTCCCACACAACTCGCAAACTTCTTTGTCTGTATCGTTTTTGTCTTCTTGGTCGTCATCAATAGGAACATCATAAACGGGTAGATCAACTCCCCATTCAACTAATTTTTGTACATCCCACTCATTCGCTAATATATCCCAATCCCATTCTCCAAAGCCTACATTGTCTTTAACAATAAATTCTTGCTTTTGTTCTTCTGTCCAACCTTGTGTAATATCAATCCAAACCTCAAACAATCCGGCAGACTTACAAGCCTTTAAACGCATATTTCCGCCAAGAACAATCATATTCTCATCAACTACTATTGGCCTTTTCTCTAACATCTCAGGAAACGCCTTAATTGACTTGACTAATTTTTTAAATTTAGAATCTTTTATAAATCTTGGATTGTCTAGATTTTCTTTAACAGATGCAATGTTTACTTTTTTTTTCAAAAGAGTAATTATTTATCTTGTGTAAACCAAACAAAAGAAATTCCAACCACCGCAATAAAGAATTGCAGACAATGTTCTGTTTCTCCGCTTAAATCTGTTTCGCCAAAATCGTCATCCATATTAGAATTCCAATAATTAGCGCCAAAGCAAATGCCGAATAAAGCAAAAATAGTTGTGTTGAAGTTTATGTTCATACTTGCCAGTATTTTTTGTAAATATACAAATATAATTCTATAACTTTTTTTTGTGCTTCCTCTTGTGTGTATATTTTTGGCGATACTTTTTTGTCGCCATTTTCATTAATTTCAACTTTTAAACCTTTTTTTGTGGGTAAAACGCCAACAGTAATATTGTTATTTATGCACCATTGCATTGCCTTTCTATGTTGGTCTGTTTGCGGAATGTTTATTTTTTTATTTTTAGGCATATTAACTTTTTAATATTTCAAAACAAAGTTCATTTGGGATTTTACTTCTATCATAATTACCCTTTAAACCTTGTGTACCAGTTTGACTTCCTCTAGGTGCAAACTCGTGATGACAATTTTGGTTTCCGTTAAAGCATTCAGGCCTCGGTCTCCATCCATTTACATTAAACAATGAAAATATATTATTACTCCAAATATCAGTAGGTTTTGCTCTTTTATCTCCATAGGTGCAATACCAAACAGTTGTTCTTGGCAATCCTTTTACAACTTGTAATTTTCTTAATTTACCTCTAGGATTTTCTAAATACCATTTATTTGGTTTTAATGTTTTAATAATTTCTAAAGTTTTATTTACATAAGAAACTCCAATTAAAGCATTTTTTGATTTAGGAGTATGATCTTCGTTCCAATGCTTACCAATACTTGCAACTGAAAAATAGGTACAAGGCGGACTTGCCCAAATTATATCAGGTTTAAATGGAACTTTGTTAGTATCAA